AAAATCCCGACAATAGAATTTTAGTTAAATTAGTTAGAAGGTGGGCTTTCTTTGATAAATCCTATAAAGTGCCGCAGATAAGAAAAGACTTAAAGAAATATCCAAAGTTTTTAGATTGGATTTTAACAACAGATAAAATGGATCACGCTAAATTACAAAAGAAACATATAAGAGATTGGGAAGTTCTTTTCTTTGAACTAGGAGCTGAAATACTTTCCAACCTTAGTGATTTTATAGCAGCAAATCCATCTAAATCAGCACAACAAATTCGTAAGGATTTGAAAACTGCTATCAATAAGGTTAAAAAATCTAAAGACCCTAAAGTATTAACTACTTTAAAAACTCAATTGGATAGATTAAATGCTATCGGTGGGTTAAAAGCTGTTGTACCTAGTGAGGGTATTACCTTTGTATATAAGGGAAAATTATATAAATATACTGGTGCTTTTGCACCGGCTAATCAAATACTAGGAATGTTAAAATTCGTATAGGAGTAAGTATGAGTGGGTATAGTAAAGACGCAGTAAGACAAAACAAAGCATTACAAGATATACTAGAGGGTGGTACACCAGATAGTAGAATATTTGTAGCTAATACCGATCCAAAATTTCAAAAAAAACTAAAAGCAGAAAAAGATGCTGATAGGAAAAGAATAGAAGAGAAATTTGAAGCTACCAAAGGAGCTAGGATGCCATGGTTCTGTCCAAAGTGTGATAAGATAATGAAAAAACGATTGGATAATAAAATGTGGATTTTACACAACAACTGTTTTGATTGTCAATTGAAAATTGAAAACAAAATGAGAATGGATGGAACTTATAATGAATGGGAAAAGAAAAAAGTCCAGGCTAATATACTCTCATGGGTAAAAGAACAAAAAGAATCAATTATAGAATTTAAAAAACAAAAAACTCCTGAGTTCTACCAACAACTTAGACCAGATGGTTACTCGGTTGATAAGGAAAAATGGAGTTTAAATGAAGATAAAATTATAGAACAAGCGGATGAGGCGTTAGAACATCTTCAAAAAATAGAAGATTCTTTAAAATAGTATATTTATATATAGGATATTAACAATGATTTTAGACGAACACATATACGCGGTGTATGGTAAGGATTTAAAAAACTTTATGTATTTACTAAGTAAATTAAAAAGTATAGCAATCAGATTTTCAGAAATGAATGAACTTGATATTAAGGAAACTTCAAGAGAGTATGATGATTTTATAAGTGATCTATTGAATGCTCCAATTTTTAAAAATGTAAATATTTTAGATTTAGAAAGAGAATTTTCTTTCTATGAATTATTAAAAAGTGCCGAAATAAGTAAAAATGGGAGAAATTAAATGGCAACAATAACACATGGTAGTAATAAAAGAACTGATGTATCTAGTAGGTCAACACCAAAGTTTAAGGAAGATGCAAAATTTAGTAAAGTTCATACTGTGACCATAGCTGCATCTGGTGGTATAACATATTTAACTGGTTCCTTAGCTGGGCCTAGTGGATTTATCATCAAGACAGCAGGTCAAGGAGTATTGACTGCAACAGATGGTGGAGATTTAACTGCATCCGATCTAACAGCTAAAGAATTATATGAAATAGGATTAAAAGAAATTAGTGGTAGTTGCACGGTAAATGTAGTATACTAATATGGATCGAAATCAAAACGGACAATTAAAAGATGTAATAAAACAAGAGTACATAAAAAGTGCTTCTGATCCTATTTACTTCTTGAAAAAATATTGTTTCATACAACATCCAATGAAAGGTAAGATACCATTTCACTTGTATGATTTTCAAGAAAAGACAATAGAAGATTTTATGCAACATCGTTTTAATGTTATTTTGAAAGCACGACAACTTGGTATATCCACAATTACCGCTGGGTATTCTTTATGGATGATGACATTTCACCAAGATAAAAATATTTTAGTTATAGCCACAAAACAAGAAACAGCAAAAAATCTCGTAACTAAAGTTCGAGTGATGCATGCAAATCTCCCTAGTTGGTTAAAACAAAAATGTACAGAAGATAATAAACTAAGTTTGAGTTATAAAAATGGTTCACAGATTAAAGCAGTGTCTAGTGGTGAGGATGCAGGTCGTTCAGAAGCTCTATCTTTATTAGTATTAGATGAAGCTGCATTCATTGATAGGATAGATACAATATGGGCAGCTGCCTCACAGACGTTATCAACTGGTGGTCAATGTATTGCACTTTCCACACCAAATGGTGTTGGTAATTGGTTTCATAAAACTTGGATGGATGCAGAGGATGGTTTAAATGATTTTAATTTTATTAAATTATTTTGGGATTTACATCCAGATAGAGGTCAAGAGTGGAGAGATGAACAAGATAAATTACTTGGGCCTACATTAGCTGCTCAAGAATGTGATTGTGACTTCATCACGTCTGGTCAATCTGTTGTTGATGGTGTTATACTAGAAGAGTATAGAACTAAACACGTAAAAGACCCAATTGAAAAACGAGGTGTTGATAGTAATATTTGGATATGGGAGCCACCAAATTATACAAAGGATTATATAGTATGTGCTGATGTTAGTCGTGGAGATTCAACAGACTATTCAGCTTTTCATGTCATAGAAATAGAAAGTCTTGAGCAGGTAGCAGAATACAAGGGTAGATTGTCCACGAGAGACTATGGAAATCTATTAACAAATATTTCAATCGAATACAACAATGCCTTACTAGTTATAGAGAACAACAATATTGGTTGGGCTGCTATACAGCAAGTCATTGATAGGAATTATGAAAATTTATTTTACATGAGTAAGGATTTACAAATAGTTGATACTCAAAAACACATAAATAATAAAATTAATAGAACTGAAAAACAATTAGTACCTGGATTTACTGTAACACAAAAAACAAGACCATTAATTGTAGCTAAATTAGAAGAATTTTTTAGAGAAAAATCCGTGATGGTTCGTTCAAATAGGTTAATTGATGAACTTTTTGTATTTATATATAACAATAACAGAGCAGAAGCAATGAGAGGGTATAATGATGACTTGGTAATGGCTTACGCTATGGGATTATGGATACGAGAGACTGCTTTACGGTTGAGAGCTGAGGGTATAGAATTACAAAAAAAGGCTATGGGTGGTATAACTTCAAATCAAGGTGTTTATATACCAAAAAACAATCAAAATGGTGAATGGACTTGGGAAATAGGAAAAGAAAAGGAATCATTGGAATGGTTAATTTAATAACAAGAGGACAAAATGGCTGATACAAGTTTAAAATCAAGATTATTAAGACTTTTTTCTACAAATGTAATTGTAAGAAATGTCGGAGGTAAAAAATTAAAAGTAGCCGATACAAGTCGTATACAATCTATTGCAAAAAGTAATCTAGTGGATAGATATCAAAAGATATTTACTGGAGTTGGAATGAGTGGTTATTCCGATGCATTACTTGCAAAATCAATGAGGTTAAATCTATTTAAAGACTACGAGACAATGGATAGTGATGCTATAATATCAAGTGCACTTGATATATACGCAGATGAATCAACCATGAAATCAGAATATGGTGAAGTTTTAGAAATAAAAACTGATAATAATCAAGTAAAGGATATTCTACATAATTTATTTTATGATATTATAAATATAGAATTCAATCTATGGCCTTGGGTAAGAAATATGTGTAAATATGGTGATTTCTTTTTAAAATTAGAAATAAATGAAAAATATGGTGTCACTAATGTAATTCCATTGCCAGTTTATGATGTTTCTCGAATAGAGGGTTTAGACCCTGAAAATCCAGAATATGTAAAATATCTTATAGAATATACAACTACTGGAGAACAAGCAAGGTATAAAAGTGATCAATCTGCTACAAAAGAAGAATTGGAAAACTATGAAGTTGCACATTTCAGACTATTATCAGATTCCAACTATCTACCATATGGAAAATCACAAGTTGAAGGTGCTCGTAAGATTTTTAAACAATTAACTCTTATGGAGGATGCTATGTTGATTCATAGAATCATGAGAGCACCAGAAAAAAGAATATTTAAATTAGATATTGGTAACATACCACCAGCTGAAGTTGATAACTACATGCAACAAGTAATCAATAAGATGAAGAAAGCTCCAGTAGTAGATGAAGCTACTGGTGATTATAATCTAAAATACAATATGCAGAACATAACAGAGGATTTTTTCCTACCAGTAAGAGGTGGTGATAGTGGTACAGGTATTGATTCACTTCCAGGCTTAACATATGAAGCCACAGAGGACATTGAATATCTTAAAAATAAATTATTAGCTTCTTTGAGAATACCAAAAGCTTTTCTTGGTTACGAAGAGGGTATTGGTTCAAAAGCAACCCTAGCTGCTGAGGATGTTAGGTTTGCAAGAACGATTGAAAGAATACAGAGAATAACACTATCGGAATTAACTAAGATAGCTATCGTACACTTGTACTCACAAGGATATCAGGATGCTGACTTGGTTAATTTTGAATTAAGTCTTACAAATCCATCTACAATATATGAAACAGAAAAAATTGAACTTTGGAATAATAAAACTTCCTTAGCTTCATCAATGTTACAAGATGGTATAGTGTCAACGGAATGGATATATAAAAACATATTTAAATTTTCTGATGACGAAATTGCAAACGAAAATCAACAGATAGCAAATGATTATAAACAGAAGTTTCGTAGGTCACAAATTGAAACAGAAGGTAATGATCCTGTTAAGAGTGGTGAATCCGTTGGTACACCAAGTGACATGGCGACAGCAGCACCTGGAGAAGAGGGTGAAGCACCACCTGAAAGTGTAGCTGGTTCTATATTTGATAAAGACAATAATGCTGGAAGGCCAGAGGAAATGGCTAAGTATGGTAAAGATGGTAGTGCTCGAGGTCGTGATCCGTTGGGAGCACATGATAAAAAGAAAGGTGGAAGTAGTTCACCAAAATACGGTAAGAATTTAGCATTAGCACACTATGATTCACTAAAAAAATCAATGAATTTTGGTATAAAAGATAAAAAAATTATAACAGAAATGTCAGAAGTTGAAAAAGATTACGCCGATGAAGTAACTTCTTTGGCTAAAGGCAGTTCAAATGAATAATTATTATATAACTTTATATTTATTTAAGAGTAAAAATATATATAAATACTGGAGTACTCTATAATGGCTCGAAAATTAAAGCATTCTAAGATAAAGAATACAGGTATTCTTTTTGAATTATTAACAAGACAGATCACAGCTGATGTTTTGGCTGGAAAAAGCACGAAAACAGTTTCAATAGTAAAAAAATATTTTAACGAAACTACCGAATTAGGTAAAGAACTTGAACTATATCAACTTCTTTCAGAAAAACATTATCAATCTGAAAATAGAGCTGATTATTTACTAGATGCTGTGATAAAATCAAGAAGAAAGTTAAGTAACTCATCGTTAAAACGTGAAAAATTTAATTTAATTAAAGAAATTAAAGAAACTTACAATGTAAATGATTTTTTTAATGGTAGAATACCAAATTATAGAATGTTAGCTTCTATCTATAACGTGTTTCAATCAGAATCATCACAAGAACAATTTAAACCAGACCATGTTGTTAATTCTAAGTTCACTATATTAGAACATATCACTAATGGAAAGTCAAGTAATAAAAAAATACAAGAAAAAGTACTAAATGAGTACAGTAAATCAGATAAAGACCTGAGATTGCTTGCTTATGAGATTCTTGTTGATAAATTTAACACAAAATACAAAAAATTAGACGAATCACAGAGAAAATTGTTAAAACATTACATTAACAATGTAAGTAATACAAATTCACTGCGTGAATTCGTTGATACCGAGGCTATTGGTATAAAAAAACAATTAAAAGTTCATTTACCAAAGGTTAGTGATAAAATAACAAAGATTAAACTAAATGAAGCAGTAAATCAGATAGAAAACCTGACCAAAGGTAAGATAGTCAATGAAAAACAGGTTTTAACCCTTATGCGATACTATGAACTGATTAAGGAGATTAAAAATGTCCATAAATCTTAGTAAGATTAAAGAATACATTACAGAGGTCATAGAAGATGAGTTAGAGGAAGCTTCTGTTACTGGTGCACTTGATGGTGGAGAAGGCCCACCGAAAACACCTTATGCTTTTAGAGGAAAAAAGAAAAAAGACAAGGATAAAGAGGAAGAAATCTCCACAAACTCCACAGGATATAAAAAAGTAAATGAAAACTCCGCAGAAAAAGCAAAGATTGTAAAATTTTTAATAAAGTATGGTAATAATCCAAAAGAAGTAAAACCGTGGGTGGATAAACACTATAAGAAAGCCAAAGGGGATAGGTCTGGAGCAACACCAGCACAATTAGCCCAATACATTTCATTTCTTACGGCTAATGAATCCGTAAATGAAAGAGACAATGTTGGTATGGCTTATAAACGAACTTTAGCTAAAGTAGAATTGAAAAAGATTAAAGATGCTATACTGATGTTTCAAAAGAAGATTAAGAAACAAGGTAGCGTCACTAATGCAAGAGATGAAGAACACCTAAAGAATCTAATAAAGGTTTATAAACAAATGGGTGGTACAGGTGTAAAAGAATCCGTAAATGAAGGTCAAAAGAAAAAATACAACAAAGCGTGGAATAGATTTTATAAAGCATATGAACAGTTTAATAGAGAAGTGGTAATTTTAACTAAATCTGCAGTAGATATTGATGGAGATAGAACAGATCAAAAAATAATATATACCGCATTTAAAAAGTATGTTAACAAATTTTATGAGTTTTTAAACGGATGGAATAATCAAAAACAAAAAAATCCAGGTTTAAATGAGGGAAAATACCACGATTACAGAAATGATGAGTCGATGACTCCAAAACAAAAAATTGGTCATTCAATGAGAGAGGTTAAAAATTCTTTAAGTGAATTAAGTAAACTAATTGATATGAATGTTAGATTAAAGAAAGAAATGAATGTGAATTCAGGTTCATATTGGAAAAATACACACAAGGCGTTACATAAAATAAGTGAAAGGTTAGTTAAATTAGCTAATAAAGTTGGAAAATTACAGTAACCGAGAAACATTATGCCTTTTGAAGAGAAGAAGAAATCCTATATGGATACCTTGTTCAGTATATCTACTTTGTTAAAAAGATGGCAAACAGAGATACAGAGTAAGGAAATAGACAAGAATTATATGATTACAAGACTAACCCAATGGATTGAAATGTTGGAAAGTCTAAAAACAGAAATAATGATGGGAAAAGATAAATGAAACAACTAATAGTAGATTATTTACCATTTGAAATTAAACCAGAACATATTAATGAATCCATGAGTGAAAATAATGGTAAATTAATTGTTAAGGGTGTATTACAACGTGCTGAAGCTAAGAATCAAAACGGTAGGGTATATCCAAGAGAAATATTAACTCGTGAGGCTAAAAAGTATCATAAGGAATTTATTAGTCAACGTAGGGCTATGGGTGAACTAGATCATCCAGAATCATCGGTGGTAAATTTACAGAATGTATCCCATAATATAAAAGACATGCATTGGGAAGGTGATAATTTATTAGGTACTGTTGAAGTATTATCCACACCGAGTGGTAACATATTAAAAGAATTATTTAAGGGTAATATAAAACTTGGTATTAGTTCTCGTGGTATGGGTTCAGTAGAAACTGTAACAGAGGATAATGGTGGACAATCACAAGAAGTACAGGATGATTTTGAATTGATCGCATTTGACTTTGTTTCAAATCCATCTACACATGGTGCATTCATGTATCCTACGGGCGTAAATGAGAGCGTTGATAAGACCATAACTAGTGGTAGAACCTGTGGTGAGTATTGTAAGGTTGAATCAATCATCAATGATATAATGAGAGGAAACTAAAATGCCTAGAGAAAAATCAATTATAGAAAAGTGGAGAGATTGGCGGTTGGATGAATCCATTCCAAATTATTTCAGAGGATATGTCAGTAATATAGATAGCAGTTTAGTCAGATTGGATAAGAATGTTAAACAATTTGCTAGGGATTTGGGTAAGGATGGAATGAAAGCCGAGTCTATGGAAATGCAAAAACTTTATAAAAATTACATTTTAGAATTTAAAGCAAAATTTGAAAACCTTAAAAGGAAAATGTAATGAAAAGTTTAAAAAAAACATATAAGAGATTATTTGGAGAAAATTCTGGAGCAGAATTAGATAATATACGAGATGCTTATTATGAATTCGGTGATGCAGTTGAGGGATTAGGTGAATTAGCTAATAAAAAACTTAAAAGTGATGGTAAACTCAAATCTATTATTAATAAAATATATAAACTAGACGATGAATTAACTAGATATTTAGATAAAGCTTATAAAGGTTGGGATTAAAAGGAAAATATAATGATAAAATTAAAAGAGATGTTAAGTGAGAATGTTTGGGATAGGAGTTTTGGTGAACCACTTCCAACATTAAAATCCGTGATTGAAAAAACCAATGAATCGTGTGGTTGTGATACTGGTAATTCATGTGGGTGTAAATCAACTATAAAAGAATCATCAACCAATCGAGATTATAATGATATCGCACTTGAGTATATGGAAGATGAAGTACTTAACCGAACCAAATCATGGAGAAAATTTTCTGGTATGATGGAAGAAAAAGAACCATATAAAATAATTAAAAAATATACTAAAATGATGGCTGTAATGTTGAAAAAATGTGATATGGAACTAAAACAGTATAAGTAATGCCTGCTAAGTCTAAACAACAACAAAAATTTATGGGGTTGGTTCATGCTTTTAAAAAAGGAGAGGTTCCAGCTTCGAAGGTAAGTCAAGCAGTAAAGAAAGCAGCAAAGTCTATGACTAAGAAGTCTGTTAAAAAATATGCAAAAACAGATCATGATGATTTACCTGTAAAGGTTAAGGAAGAAACAAAAAGAGATTACAAGGATGAGTATAAGAAATTTCAATCATCTAAAAAATCTAAGAAGTATAGAGCTGAATTAAATAAGTACAACAGACAAAAAGGTACTTATGGAAATGGTGATGGTAAGGATGCGTCACACAAAGGGGGAAAAATCGTGGGATTTGAATCACAATCTAAAAACAGAGGAAGAGCTGAAAAGAGTAGGTTGAAAAAGGAAGGTACTTTAAATGAAATACCAGGCTCTGTAATGGGTGCCATCCAAACAGCTACAATTAAAAATTCAAAAACAGGTAGAACAAACAAGATGAGTACTGCTCTAGCTGATAAAGATCATCCAGGTCATAAGAAAGCAAAGGGTTTTTTCAGTAAGTTGATGGATAAGGTCAAGGGTAAGAAAAAAGACGATAAGAAAAAAGGTGATAAGAAGATGTCAGATGCTGATGCTAAAGCACAAGCCAAAGCTTCAGGTATCTCATTTAGAACAGGTAATGAATTATCCAAAACTGAAGCTGTATCTAAATTAAGAGAGTATGTTAGGGGTGAAATACGAAAAAGTTTAGGTAAACCAACAAATAAAAATAAAGTTGATGAAGGATTACTAAAAGAGGATGTAGAAGATTTAAAAAAAATAGTTAAAGAACTCGAAGGTGCATCAAAGATGCATCTAGGTCAATCAAAAAGAATTCAAGCACATTTAGATAGTATGAATGTTGATGAAACTAGTAATGCTAACCTCAGAGGTGAAGATAGGATTAAAATGTTAGTACGCAGTGGAAGTATTAATAATAAGGGTAGTTATAAATTAAAGGGTAATAAGTTAAATGTTATTGGAATACGACCACGAGATAAAGGATTTTTTGTTAATCAGTTAACAAAGAATACAGGAATTAGAAAAGCAAATCTATACTATGATGGTGTTCATTGGAAAGATGGAAATAAGAAATTTTAAATGAAATCAAATTATAAAAAATTAATGTCTGAAAACATGGTATCAACTGGTAGGGTTTACTCAAATCCATTTGCAACCTCATTTAAATCATCTCAACAGATTGAAGAGGATATGGACACACCACCAAAATATAGTGATAGTGAAGCTAAACTACACATAGACGCTGATATAAAAAAGATGTCAAAGGTTTTAGGTAAGGCTTCACAACAAGTAATAAAGATTATGATGGATGGTGTTAAATCTGGTAGATACGATGCTTTGGATATACAGAGGGGAATTAAAGTTGGCCCGTTTAACAGAACACATGAGGGTGAAAGACCTTTTATGAGAATGTTATGGAGAAAGGTTCGTGATGGCTTTAGAAGATATTCACCAAAAGGAAAACTAAGATAAAGAAAAATTTTGATAACTTATATTTATATGTATATGAGTAGTCCAACAATAAAATAAAATTAGGAGAGTAAAAATGAAAAGAGGACAGGATTTTAACGAAAGCGTTGATGGTATCTTCGGAGGTGATTTAGACTTCCACGGTGATTCTATGGTGCTTCGTAACGTAACAAATTTAAATGCTAGTGATACTGGTTCAAGAGCAGTTTCACCAGGCGACAATCCATCAGGTTCACTATCACGTGCTGAGAGTGGATATGTTGTACTAGGTAGTGCTATCGGAACTGCACAGGCATTAGGTATGGGTTTTTCATTAGCTCTACCAACACCAGAAAGAGGACTTCATTATAAGTTTATCTTGAGAGCACCATCAATAGCAAATAATGCAGCAGCAGCTATTAAGGTTCACTCAACTTCCAACGGAACAGCTGGTTCACCGTTAATTATCGGTAATGTTAGAGGTCATGGTGATGACAATGGAGCTAATGTTGTAGCTGTTAAAGGAGTGGTAACATTTGTACATAATAAAGCGACTGCTGGTGATATGGCTGAAATGTGGTCAGATGGAACTAATTGGTTTCTTGATGCTGTGTATGATGCTGACGGTTCAATAACACTTACATAATAATTAAATAAAGAGGACATATCATGTCTAAGAAAATAAAACTAAAAGACTTGCTAAATGAAAACTTTAGCGGTACACTAATGGGTGGTGTGGTTTCTCGTACACCTTTTCATACAGATCAAAGTTTATCTAAAATCGTAAAAGAAAAATACGGTGATGTAGATGGACAAAGTGTTGATGTAAAGGGATTAACTACTGAGTTAGCACAATACAACAAATTAGGAGAATCTATTTTCGGTAAGTCCGATATAACCAAGATATCAGAAAAATTAAGTTGGATTGCTAGTCAAGCAAAGTCTCATACTCTTCAAGAAACTGATAGTTGGTTTGATAAAATAACTGTAAATCGTAATATGAAGGAACTTACTGGATTGTCTAAGCAGTTCAGTAAGATTTCTTCTGAAGCAAATGGATTAAAACAAAGAATGGGTGCTTTATACGAAGATATGGGTAATATCCTAAGCAGATATTATTCCATAGGTGAGACAATTGAAGAAGAGTCTGGTGGTAAGGAAGCATATCAGAAGTTTTTTAATGCAGCGTTGAAAAAATATAATGTAAGTTCACCTGATGAATTAGAAGATGATAAGAAAAAAGACTTTTTTAACTACATAGATAAGAATTGGCAGGGTGATAACGAAGCTGATTAGGAGGCTACTTGATTTACATAAAAGTTTATAACAACAACATAGACAAAGCTTTAAGTAAACTAAAAAAGAAAGTAAAAGAAAGTAAATTAATGTTGGAATTGAGGGAACGTGAGTTCTACAAAAAACCATCTTTAATAAAAAAAGAAAGAAACGCAAAAGCTAAACTAAGAAGAAAATTAATTTAATTAAACAGGTTGTTTTTTTTAAAAATTATATATTTATATATATAAAAATACACTACGGTTTTTCAACCATCATGTAGTGCAATCAGAATTAAACTCATTATAGTTCCCAATAACTATACTAAATCCTAAATGGAGAAAAAGTAATGGATGATCTATTAAAAGAAGCCATTGCAGATGCAAAAGCAGTTCGTGAAACCGCTTTGGAAAATGCAAAGATCGCTTTAGAAGAAGCCTTTACACCACGATTACAATCTATGCTTTCAAAGAAAATCCAATCTGAAATGGATCATGAAGATGACGAAAAAGAAGAAGGATATCATGAAGATGAAGAGATGGAAGAAGATGAAATGGACATGGAAGATGATAAAGAAGATGGTGGAGTAGATATTAACATTGACGCTGATAATGATGATGACGATGAACCAGCTGAAGGAATGCATGACGAAGATGAAGATATGGAAGAAGAAGGAATGCATGACGAAGATGAAGATATGGATGAAACTAAAGTAATTGAAATCAACGGAGTAAAATACGCACCTGTTGTTTCTGAGGAAGAAGATGATGAAAAGGAAGAGAGATATCATGAAGATGAAGAGATGGAAGAAACAGACCTTGACCTTGAAGCTGTAATCAAAGAACTTGAAACAGAAATCGATGAAGGTGAGCATGAAGAAGATAAAGAGGATGTTGAAGAAGAAGTAGACGCAACATCTGGAATCGGTTCATCCGACAATAAAAACGGAACAGCTGATAAATCTTCTGCCATTGGTACTAAAGATAAAGCTAAATTTGAATCAGTTAGAGTAACTGAGGAAGAAGAAGATGATAAGGAAGAAGATATCGACCTTGAAGAAGTACTAAAAGCACTTTCCGAAGAAGAGGATGACGAAGAAAAGAAAGAAGAGGAGAAAAATGAAGTTGCAAATCTTCAATCTGATCTCGATGAGCATCGCAATGTGGTTAAATACTTACGTTCCAAACTAAATGAAGTTAACTTGCTTAATGCAAAATTACTTTTCACAAACAAACTTTTCCGTTCACATGGTTTAACCAATGAACAGAAGATGAAAGTTGTGGAAACTTTTGACAGAGCAGCTAACTTACGTGAAGTTAAATTGGTTTATTCCACTTTAGCAGAATCGTTTGGTAGTAAACAAACTAAAAATCAAATTAAAGAATCAAAAGGTTCAGCTTCTAAAGTTGTTGCCTCAACAAAATCTAAAAAATCAGAAGTGATTTCAGAAGGTTCAGAGTTGAAGGCTAGATTTAAGAAGTTGGCAGGTATTCTTTAAGACATAAATTGGAGAAATATAATGTCAAATTTTAAAAATCTCTCTACAGTCGAGAAATTGATGGATGGGTATAACCCACATCGTCAACGACAAGAGGAAACCCGCGGATTAATCAAGAAGTGGGAGCCTACTGGATTGTTAGAAGGTATGACAGACGAACAGAAAGTCAATGGAATGGCAGTTCTTCTAGAAAACCAAGCCCGTCAGTTAATTGACGAAGCTAGTTCAACTGGAACATCTGCAAATTCTGAGGAATGGTCTGGTGTTGCGTTGCCATTGGTAAGAAAAATCTTTGGTGAGTTAGCAGCTCAAGAGTTCGTATCTGTACAACCTATGAATCTACCATCTGGTCTGATTTTCTATCTTGATTTCAAATATGGTACAGCACAAGCTGGATTTGGTGATGGTGACCAAGTATTTGGTATCACTTCAGCTTCAAACGCTGATCCATCACAAGGTCTTTATGGTGCAGGTAGAAGTGGATATTCAATAAACGATTATCCAGGCACATCTTATGAAATTGGTCTAGCTTCTGAAGCTGGTGCAACTTCAACTGGTTCAATTACTTGGGCTGATGTTGATTATGAACCAGGTCTATCAGCATCTTTAAGTAGCTTGAAGTACTTTGATGTAGCTTTAAGTACAATGACTAATCCTGATAAAGAAGGTATTAAAGCCTTTGAAATCACAGGTTCAACTGCATTTGATGCATACTACCCAGCATATACAAAAATGTTGGATGGTGTTAATGGAAACGAAGTAGAACCTTCAAGTGGTGAAGCTTCTCATGTACGTTTTATCGTAGATGAAGTAGCAGCTGCAGGATTACACGTAACTGTTAATTATCATAAACAGCCTACTGATGTCACTCGTGGTGATTTCGAGGCAACTGCAACACAAATCGATGCAAATCCAGAAACGGACATTGATATACCAGAAATTGATATCGCAATGCGATCAATTCCTATCGTTGCTAAGACTCGTAAGTTGAAAGCTGTATGGACTCCTGAGTTAGCACAAGACTTGAATGCATACCATTCAGTTGATGCTGAAGCAGAACTAACAGCTCTATTGAGTGAGTATGTAACAATGGAAATCGATTTAGAAATCCTTGACATGCTTAACATGAATGCTAACGCTAAGACAGAACGCTGGTCAGCAAGAGTTGGATATGAATATAATTCAGCTACTACTCTATTTGCTGAATCATCTGGTGCATCTAATTCATACACTAAAGGTGATTGGTTCCAGACTCTTGGTAACAAGATACAATCTGTTTCTAATGCAATTCATCAGAAAACTCTACGTGGTGGTGCAAACTTCATCGTAGTAAGTCCTGAGGTTGCTACAATCCTAGAATCAATTCCAGGATATACAACAGATAGTGATGGAGCTTCAACTAACAAATCTTACGCAATGGGTGTTCAAAA